ATTTTGCCAATTTCACCTCTACACTTATTCAGTTTCGAAGATGATGATAGCAGGAGGGAAGAAATATTACAAGTTTGCTTTAAATTAATTCGAATATCAGATAAAATAAATATCTATAAATATGAAATGTTAAGTGCCGGACAACGAAAAGAGAAAAGGTTTGCTAAAAAATTAGGTAAAAAAATAAATATAATTAATAAAAAACAAAATCTGGAGTAAATCTGGAGTAAATCTGGAGACATTGCTCTCTAAAGTATGTTAATGTGATATTATATAAAGTTTTAAAAGTTAGTTCTTCTCTACTAATTCCTTTTGCGATTACCGTCCTGGGTTGCCTAGCCCGGGGCGGTTTAATTTTGCCTAATTTTATGAAAAACCTTTTCTTTTAGTATTTTCTTTTTTAAAAGTATATATAGTTATTATATTACTACAAGAGTATAAGTAAATTGACTGGCTTGAAAAAATATAAGGAGGTGTTGTCAGTGAGATGTAAAGCGAAAAAACATGATGGCGAAAGGTGCACCCGGGAAGCTGAAGAGGAGAAAGAATTATGCTGGCAGCATGCTCCAGACAAACGAGGGAAGCCAACTGATAAATATGAGAGATATTGGAAGGATAGACTGGACATAGTTAAAAAGCTGTTAATGGAAGGGTTGAACAATAAAGAAGTGGCTGAAAAGATGGAGATAAGTGAAAAGACTTTCTATGAATGGCAGGGGAGACACGAAGACTTTTTACAGGCTATTAGAGAGGGCCAGAAATATAAAGTAAATAAACTGGAAGGCACGGCATATCAAAGAGCACAAGGGTTTAAGTACAGAGAAGAGCAGCTGACCAACTCTGGGCAAATTGTTGAAGTGGAAAAACAGGCCCTGCCAAATGTCCAGATGCTGAAATTTCTGCTGAAAAATTGGGCCTCAGGCAAATATAAAGACCGGAAAGAAATTGATGCCGATGTTGACCTGACCCTGGCCGATATTATATTAGCAGCAGATGAAGAACATTCTGAGGAGCCAGAAGATGAAGACGGCTAAAAAGGGGAAAGTTGTTAAGAAATGGCTTAAATACAGGGGCCCGGGCGGGTTTTGCAAATTTGTTAAAGAGCAGCTGAATGTGGATCCAACACAAAAACAAAACAAGATAATTAGTGATATAGAGAGCAACCGCCGGGTAGCAGTGAAAGCTGGTCATGGTACGGGAAAGACGGCAATAGCAGCCTGGAGCTTAATCTGGTTTTTGGTGACCAGGCCTTTTGCTCGTATCCCCTGCACATCAAACAAAGAAGACCAGATAAAAGAGAGGCTCTGGCCGGAAGTAACAAAGTGGCTGCGGGGTTCTCCATTAAGAAAATGGATTACTATTCAACGGACCAGAATAAATATGAAGGGCTATCCCGAAGACTGGTTTGCAAAGATAGAGGCTGCTTCTGACCCGGAAAACCTGGCCGGGTATCACGCAAAATATCTGCTGTATATTATTGATGAGGCTGCCGGCCTGGAAGATGAGTTTGCTGCAGTGATTAATGGTGCTGTAACGACTGGAGGTGCCAAAGTATTTATGATAGGGAACCCGACAAGAAGGTCGGGTTATTTTTATGACAGCTTTGCAAAAAACTCTGACCGCTGGGCAACACATACTATCTCGGGTCGGAATTGTCCCTTAGTCAGCGGCCAGTGGGTCAAAGAAATGGAAGAAGAGTGGGGCAAAAACTCTGATGTGGTCCGTATTAGGGTTGACGGCAAGTTTCCGGAGTCTGAGAGTGACAATTATGTTAGTACAGAGTTAGTGGAGAAATCTTTTAATACTGTTATCAGGAGGACCAACGGCCCGAAGATACTGGGTGTAGACGTTGCCAGATACGGTGATGATGAAATAGTGTTTTTTGGCAGCCAGGGGAGAAAACAGCTGGAAATGGAGACTTTTCAAAAGCAGGCCACAACTGAAGTTTCAGGAAGGATAATTCACTGGGTCCGGCAGAAAGGGTATCAAATTGTGAATGTCGATGTTGGGAATATGGGAGCAGGGGTTATCGATGAGGCTCGGGAGAAGGCAGAGAAATATAACCTTAACTGCAGAATATTTGAAATAGGTTTTGGACAAAAGCCGCCAAACAAGCAGGCTCATATGCATCACAAGGATATGACAGCTTTTATGTGGCATAACATCAAAAGCATGATGAAGGATGAGGTTGGTATTGATCTGATTGCAGATGAGAAGCTCAAAGAGCAGCTGACTAATAGGAAGTATAGCTTTGATAGTTCCGGCCGCCTGAAATTAGAAAGCAAGGAGAAAATGAAAGAACGGGGAGTGGGCAGCCCTGACAGGGCAGATGGTTGTGTCCTATCTTATTTTAATCCACTGAAAGGGAAAAAACAATCAAGTAAGGTCTCTGCGTCAATTGGAAGTTAATATCGGGAGCTGATTATATTGCCAAAGGTACAGGGTGTTATCACAAAAGATGGGGATTTTGTTAACAATTCAATATTATCTGAGTATGCTGTGGAAAAAGATAGTAAACAGCTGCCCAGTGATAGGTTCCAGGATTCATATAAGGACGGCCCCGCTAGACTCAAAAAGCCACCTTATGAGCTGGAAACCCTGGCCCAGCTCACTGAAGAGAACACCTGGCATTACCGGGCCTGTAAGGTCAAAACAATGGATACGGTGGGGCATGGGTATGAGCTACAGGATATTACCGGTGAAGAAGAAAAGCCCAGCCAGGAGCAGAAAGAGGTTTGGGAAGAGTTTGAGCAGCGGGTCAAAGCTAAGACTGGCCAGACACTTCTGGAAGTGTTATATGAGTTCTGGTGGAATTTTGAGGATGTGGGTAATTGTTACCTGGAGATTATACGGGATGTTGAAGACGGTGAGAAGCTGGATCATGTAGCTTATATGCCGGCTCAGACAATCCGCCGGGGTGCTGACAGAGATATTGAGATGCAGGGCACCGGCGAGACAGTGGACGGCATGCAGATATATGCCCAAAAAAGAGGAGCAGCCAAAAGGTATTTTAAGGCCTATGGGGCTGAGTTTGATATACATTATGATACTGGCCAGGTATACNCTGAAGGCTCTCTTTCCGCAGCACAAAGAGGCAATGAACTGCTGCATTTAAAGAACCACTCTTCAAAGTCAGATTTTTATGGACTGCCGGACTGTATGCCAGCGATGAGGGCTATTTTGGGCGACATGCAGGCTCAGGAATACAATATAGACTTTTTTGAGAATCATGGAGTGCCTTCTTATGCCGTGACTGTTACCGGAGCTGCCCTGGATAGTGATACTGAGGATTTAATTCACCAGTATTTTGAAGAAGAAGTTAAAAAGTCAAGACACGGCACCCTGGTCCTGACGGTTGACAGTGAAACAGGCCAGATGACTGATAATGGAAATATCGAAATTAAATTTCATGAGCTGGCTGTCCAGCAGCAGGAAGGCAGTTTTGAGGTGTACCGTGAGGATAACCGTGGTGAAATACTATCTGCTCATGGTGTGCCCGAATATCGGGCTGCAATAGCAAAAACTGGCAGCCTGGGCGGTGATGTTGCCCGGGATATGGATGATATATATAAATCCAGTGTGATTGATTTCCGGCAGATGATAGTGACAGAACGATTAAATGGTATTTTGTTATCGCCGCTGGGGATTACTGATTATAAGTTGGCTTTCCAGAAGATTGATGTTAGTGATGAGGAGCATGAAGATGGCAGATTAGAGCAGTTTTTTACTTTGGGTTCTTTGACCCCAAACGAACTGCGGGAGTATCTGGGCCGGGAGCCTTCTGACCAGGAAGGAATGGATACATTCTACATAAACGGGCAGCCAGTAGAGCAGTTAATGCAGGAGGAAGAGGAAGAGGACGCTGCTATGATGTCTGCTGAAAAAAATGTAAAAAAAGAAGTTGAGGAAGTGGTCCGGGAGGAAATTAGGGATCTTAAAAACCAGATGCTGGATATTGCAAAAAAAAACGCAAATAAATCAGCTGGGCACCATGGGCATGGGGGGTTACAGGGTCAGGTTGGTGGTAGTGCCCCGGAAGGTATGGTTGCTGGGTCAGTTAGTGAAGCAGAAAATATAGCTGAAGAAAGTTTTGCTGAAGAAGTGGATTTTTCTGGTTTGGGAGTTGATGCCTGTAATCAAATAAATCACGCATTAATGGCAAATGATGATATAGATTTTGAAGAAGAGCCCTTGACTGCGGTCAAGACAGAAAACCTGGGTACTGCAAACGCCCGGGTTACTGGAGAAGGAGAAATAGTAATTAATCCAAATGTTATGGGTGATGCTGAGGATTTTAATGAAAACTGTAAGGCACTAAATAGCCATGAACGCTTTGAAGACACAACCCAGGAGGATATAAGCAACGCTGAAAGTGAATTGGGGGACATCCAGGAGGATATTCTTGAAGAGGTTCCTGAAGAGGTCCAACAAAGAGCTCAGGAGCTCTTGGAAGAGGGTCACGGTGCCGGCATAATTGAGAGAAGGGGAATTGATAGAGAAATAAATAATTTAATGGGCCACGCTGAAGAGGAGCCTTTTGATGAGCGGTTAATCAAGGAAAGAAGCAAATACGGTGAAATTAATAATATGAGGGACAATCTGGAAGAAGGCAGTTTTGCCCGCCGGCAGATGTATGAAACGGTTAATGATGTAGTGACCCATGAACTGGGGCATGAGTTGGCCAGAAGAGCTCTAAAGGGGAAAGGGCATCTGGAAGCATATGAAGCGGGAACAACTGCAGAAGATTTAGCAGATAGTGTGCCTGATTGGGAAGATGAATATAATATGTCTGATTGGGATAACGAAGAGCATATGGAGTATAAAATGGGAATTTCAGAATATGCTAATTCTGATGTACACGAATATATTGCAGAAAGTTATCTAGCAGATAAACGGGGAGAAGACATAAACCGGGATATGGAAGATTTTATAAGGGGGGAGCTAGTCAATGACTAACAACCAGTGTGGGCAATGCGAACATTATCACGGACGGAGAAAATGTTTAGCTTTCCCTGAAAGAATACCAGACAGGTACTGGATAGGTGAGGATTTACATGATAGCGCAACTGATGATCAATATGGGGAAGTAATTTATCAGTCAGAGATTGAGAGTCTTGAGGATATTATTGTACCAATAACAAAAAGCAGGCTGCAGAGGGTGGTTGATTTTTTAAAGAAGGCTTTAAAAGGTGGCCCGGGCAGCGGTAACTGGGGCCATCAAGGGGTCCCCGGCCCCTGGGGCGGCAGCAGCCCCACTGGGGGCGGCAGTGAAGAATTCCTTGAACACCCAGGGGAGTTGCGACACAGCTTTAATCCTGATACCGGGGAATTTGATGTCGAGCGTCACTCTAGTCATGTTCAGAGCCTGACTACTGAAGACTATGATGGTTACAGGGATAGTCTTGAAGACTATATCGAAATAGAGGACCCCGGGGGAATGGGCTTTGAAGAACCGGCCAATTTTGTAGGGGAGGACGGCAGTTTTGAGCCGCAGATGGTTGATGATTTTGTCGAAGATCAGGATATGGATTGGGAAGAAGAGCGTGATTTTAAGATGGAAGTGGCTGAACAGTCAGCAGAAAGACGTATGGAGCTGGCTGATGATTCTCTTTATGTAGCTGCCCAGGGGGTCGAAGCAAGGGAAATGGAGTGGGAAAGCGGATATGAGCCGGTTATAGAAGAAGAATTAGCTGAACTTACTTTTAGCCAAAACCTTATGTTCGGGCATAGGGAAGATAGTGTTTCTTTCCATGGTGATTTTATAGAAACATTTGAAGGGAAAATGGAAGAGTTCCATGAAAAGGAGACTGCTGCTGAGCAGTTAGACTTCGCTGAAGAGATAAAAACAGAAGCTGAAGAGATTATGCAGCGTGTTGATGAAGAAGGAGATCCGACAGGCGCTTTGCAGATAGAGGTTCAAAATTTAGAAAAACTGAGTGATGTTATGCGGGAGCATATTGAAGCTGAAATGCCTTCAGATATAGATTTAGTACAGGAAAAGCGCAATATAATGCTGGGCCGGGAAGAGAGAGGTGTAGATATAGAAGTTGAGGAAATAGCTGATGACCCTATGAGAGGGCAATGCTGCAGTTGAAAGATCAAAGGGCAGAATGGGAAATGGCGAACAGTTCTTTGAAAACTATGTTAGTGAAGATTGTGGCTGGGAGGCGGATGATGTGAAGGTGAGCCTGACCTCCTCTGATATTAGAAGCAATGCTCTTTCAAGAAAATCAATAGTAACTTTTGGAGGAGTGCCACCGGCCAAAACTGTCGTGCATGAATATGCACATGTTATGCACCGTAATTCTACCGAAAAGACTGAGAAAGTAGTTAATGATATTTTTGAGGAAAGAACAGAAGGCCTGGAATTGACAGAGATATATAAAAACAGTGAAGAGTATGGTTATGAGGGGGCCTTTGAAGAACATTATACTGGCAAGGTGTATGGGCATACACAAGAAGGCAGGTATGGTGATGAAGTGCTGTCGATGGGTATGCAGAAGATTTATAAGGACCCGCAAGGCTTTTATGAGGAGGACCCCGAGCACTATGCTTTAACTTTTGGAGTTATGAAAGGGTTATTTTAAGGGGGGTAAAAGTGAGAAAATTAACCGGTGTATTTTATGGTGAAGAGTTTACTATAACAGAGGACCCGCCAGAAGAGGAGTACAGCATAACATGTGATAACCCCTTGCTCTATCAGCTTACAGATAAGACATATAACCCTAACACTGGTGCTATAGAGCAGATGTCAATAATGGAGGGTATAGAGGAAGCCTTTTTTGTGCTAAACTCACTTCAGGAGAATATGAGTATAGAGATTGATAAAGTTCCTGAAGATATACTGAAAAAACCTGATCCTGAAACAACTGAGGAAGAGGGAGTAGTGGAATAACTAACAGCATTTTGGGCTGGAGGGCGGTAAAGTGATGCAGAATACTGATATTTTGAAGATGATAAATAAGTGGCTGGACCTGCTTGATGGTACTCCACTTATGAAAGCCGAACACTGGCCCCGGAAACTCCAGGAGGCAGAGCGCCGGATAGTCCGGGAACTCAATGGGGCAATATCGGGTGTGGATGAAGAAATAATAAGACAGCTGCGCCGGCGGGGCCTGGCCCAGGTAATAGCCCAGGGAGCCACCGATAATGTTTTGCTTCAAGCAGGGCTGAGAGAGGCTTTCACCCGTATGACGGAAATGTTAATGGAGGAACGCCCGGAAATAAGTCAGGCGGCCCGAAACTCTGTCATCTCTCAACTGCAGCAGCAAGGGGAATCTGTGGAATTTATAGATTTTAGTCCCCAGGTAAGCCAGAGAATTAGAGATGAAGCTGGACCAATAGTGGAGGAAATACAGCAGAACCTGGTTGATGATTTTAGGGGGGTTATCGTAGAAGGGTATCAAGAGGGAAAAGGTATTGATGAGATTGCTGCTGATATAGATCGAATAGAGGATCAGGTAAAAGATTATAAAACTGAAAGGATTGCCCGAACGGAGGTAAATGGGGCCCAGAATGAGGGGAAAGAACAGACTTATGAGGATTTTAATGTAGATTATGAGCAGTGGTTGACTGTTGACCCCGCAGATGAAGACGTCAGGGGGCAGGACCCGGCTGATGAGTTTGACCATGTTATGATGCACGGGCAGGTTATTAGGGTTGGAGATGATTTTGTACACCCGGCACAGGGTTGGACGCTGCCTTACCCGGGGGCCAAAATTGGCGCCCCAGGGAATGTTATTAATTGCCGCTGTACTACACGGCCTTATATCCCCGACCCTGAAGAGAGGGCAGCAGTAAGAAATGCTATTATTCACCAGGGGTATTATTATCCTGAGGAAGAAATAGAACTGGAGTTTGAAGAAGCCGAGACCATCGAAGAAGCAAGTGATTGGGTAGAGGAAAATTATGATATATTGACCAGCTATGCTGACCTTGATCTGGACCTGACTAATGAACACAATAGGTCTTTGCGCAAGTTCTTTGATGAGTTTCCAGGCAATGAGGATGCTGTCAGCAGGATAAGGTCCATGAAAGCTAAATCTTATGCCGGCAAATTTGCTCCCAAAGATGAAGACGTGGGCGAACCTATAACCGGTGGTGATTTAAGAATATCTAAAACCTGGTTCCAGGACCAAGAACATTACCAGAGTTTGGTAGAAAACCAGACCGAAGGTTACTCCCTTTCTTATGAAGATTTTAACGAACAGTCTATTATGGCCCATGAACTAGGTCATGCCCTGGAATATAAGCTGGCGGTTAAAAAGAGCGGTATGGAGTTTGGGGATTTAATGACAGAAAGGGAGGGGCATGAAATAGTTTCAACCTGGAATCATCATGAAGTTGCAGATAACGTAGTTCATGATGCCCTGGACAATATGGGATTGCCCAAATACGGACAGGAAACCGCTGATGAAATGCGCAAACTGGGTTCGATGGCTGTGGGTAATAACGCTGAACTGCTGGCTCAGGGAGTATCTAATTATATTGCGGCTGAAGAGCCAACACAGCTTGCAAAAGAAATAGCCAAAGAGATAAAAAGGAGGCTGTAATATGGTTACTCTATTGGCCCCGGAAGGGCTGGCTGAATGGATTGAGATAGAAGCAACCGAAGACAGCATAAAACTGACAGTAAGTGAGAACGCTCCTCCGGGCACTGAAGGGAAACTGGAGCAATGGCTGAAGGACATGGAAGAGGCTATGCAGATTGGAGAATAATTATCAATCAAAGGAGGTGAATATATGAAGTTAACTGCCCCAATAGTACAGAAAAAGGAGGACCAAAAGATAGGATATGGCCCGGTTCTGGTGCCGGGGGAAGAAGATCTGGATGGTGATACCGTAACAAAAGAAAAAATAGAGGAGGTGGCCTATGATTGGCTTGAGAATTACCGTATTGTAGACGCCGACCATTCGGTCCAGAAGGTGGCAGTTCCCGTGGAAAGCCATATATTGAGAGAAGCCCGAGAAGTAGAGGACCTGGAAGGTAATAGTTTTACTGTACCGGCCGGCACCTGGATGATAGGAGCCCGAGTTAAAAGTGATAAACAGTGGCAGCGCATAAAAAATAAAGAGCTGACCGGGTTTTCCATAATGGCTGTAAGGGCTGATGAAGATAAGGCGATGAAATCAAAATATATGCAGTCTTTGAAGGCCACTCTGGAGGAACTCGGAGAAGACTTTGTTATCCCGGCGGTATCGCTGGTGGGAGATCCTGCTGTTCCTAAAGCGAAAATTGTTTCAATCAAAAGTGCCGCTGCTGGTAATGAAGAAGAGAAGGATGAAAAAAGCCTGTGTGAGCAGCTAAAGCAGGAAGATATGCCCGAGGAAGCCCTGGAGGCCCTTTGTGAAAGTTTGGGTGAGGAAGATGGTTTTTTCTCCCGCTGTATGGAGCATGAAGTGGCTCAGGGAATGGAAGAACCTGAAGCTTTTTGTGCCTGGCTGCATTACTATTGTCATGATAAGTGGCCGGCCGAAGAGAAATCTTCTGGGAAAAACAGTTTAAAATTAACTGATAAGGTTAAAAATAAGCTGGCCGGTATAATACCGTTATTTTCACAAAAAGAAGGCAGGACTATTTCCCAGGCTAACCTTAACCGGCTGGAGAGAGTAATTGAGTGTCTGCAGGACGCCGAGGAGGAGCTAAACGACCTTATCGGGTTGGCATACCAGGAAAGGGAAACTGAAACAGTGGAAGATGTATTGGACCACTTTACATTTAGGGAGGTGAGCAAGGAGATGGATGAAGAAGAAATGGAAGAGCTGCTGGGAAATATTGAAACAGCAACTGAGAGCATATCGAAAACTTATCAGAAAGCCATCAAAGAGCTTAATAACGATGAAGAAGAGGGGCAGGAAGAAGGCTCTGAAGGTTCCGAGGGTTCTGAAGAAATTACAAAAAAGGATATACTGGGCTTGATAGAAGAGAATTGGGATATTGACAGTGAATCTGCTGGTAAGATCCTTAAAGAAGCGGCAGAAATACTATCAGAAGAGGAGGAAGAACTGGATATAGCCGAAATTAAGGAGCAGGCTGAAGAAAAAGCACAGAAAATAGAGGACCTGCAGGATAAGTTAGGCACCTTGAAGGAAGAAAAAGAAGACCTGAAAGACCAGTTAAACAAAAGTAAGTCTCTAAAAGGCCAGGATGGTGATGATTATAACGATGATGGGGGCGGAGAAGAGGAACCCCGCCGTGATCATTTTGGCCGCAGAATTCAGTAAAACTACTAAAACTAACAGGAGGTTTTGAATATGTCTAAAGTTTTTGAAAGAGTTAAAGCGGCGATGAAGGATATTACTACTGTAGACAGTGCAACTGAGCTGAACGCTGAGCAGCAGGATAATTTTATAAGGACAGTTGAGAAGTCCACCCCAATGCTTGATGAGAGTAGATTAATGGAAATGGATACTCCAGAAAGAGATATTGACCGGACCGGATTTGGCCAGAGAATACTGCAGGCTCCCCAGCATGCTGAAAATGCTGAGCCGGAACCCGATTTCAACACTAACACCCTGACAGTTGTCAAGGTTAAAGCTGTAATCGGCCTATCAGATGATACCCTTGAAGATAATATTGAGAGGGATGGGTTTGAAGACACTCTGGTCAACATGATTGCTGAACGGGCCGGGATAGACATGGAACAGCTGTTCATTCTGGGTGATGAAGATGAACTGGAAGATTATGATAATGTAGATGATTGGGCAGACGACCAGGACTATGCAGCTGGCGACTATGTGAAACATAGCGATGAAGTGTTTAAGTGTATACAGGGGCATACCGGCACAAATGATGTAGAACCTGGTGAAGATGCTGACTGGGAAGAAACCTGGCTCAAAATAGCTGTAGATGAATATGAAACTGAATTCCTGGGTCTGAGCAATACCTGGACAAAACGTGCTGACAATATGCTTTATTATCCTGACTTTGAAATTAACGGAGATGATCATCACCCTGAGAAGGTATTTGATGAGTTAATTGGTGCTGTGGATCCTAAATATATCAGGCAACGAGGTGACTGGCGACTATATACCAGCCATGACCTGGAGTCTGATTACAGAAAATCTCTTAGAACCAGGGAGACTAATCTGGGTGATGCAACAATGACCCAATATGCCCAGGTTGACTTTGAAGGAGTGCCCGTGGTACCGGTGGGCAACCTGCCTTATGGTTCTGCAATATTTACTCACCCGGACAACACTGCTTATGGTATCCGGCGTGATATTAGAATAGAAGATGAGCGAGAAGCGAAGAAAGAGAGGACTGACTTTGTAGTTACTGCCAGAATCGATGCAGATTTTGAAGATGAAGAAGCAGTATCTGTCGGCATGGGTTATGTCTCTGACAACTTCGACTTCGACTACTAAGATATAAACTAAAGCAGCATTAAGGATGTATTAAATTTGTGATGTCGGCGGGGGTTTCCCCGCCGGTTAGTTTTTTATAGGAGGTGTTATTATTGGCCGGGAAAATCACGGTTAAAAACACTAGTGACAGCTGGAAGTCAATAGGGAAATATAATATTAGAGCCGGTGAGAAAGTAGAGGTCTGGCTGTCTTCAAGAGCAAGAACAAAACTGCGGCGGATGCGGTCTTTGAAGGTTATAGAGGATAGTGCCGCTGAACAAGAGGAACAGACCGAAGAAGAAAAAACAGCCGCTGAACCGGAGGAAGTTGACACAGAGCCGGAGATAGAGGAAGTGGGTAATGAATGCCCCCGGGCCCTGGGCGGAGGCTGGTATGAGCTGTCTGACGGCAGCAGAGCGAGGGGCCAGGAAGTGGCTGAGGAAGAGCAACAGAAGCTTGACGGTGGAGGAAGTGATTAAGAATGACTTTATTTTATGGTGATGTTGACTATATTATTCAACTTGCTTCAATAGAGCCTATGGACCTGCAGTGTGATGATGAGCAGGAGCTTAAAAGTCTGGTCTCTGATATTTTGCAAAGGCTGAAAAGCCATATAGACAGCCGTTTAAGCCGGGAAGTATCGATGGAAGAAATGCAATATGATGCGATACAGGATATAGCAGAAAGATCTGTTATTGACATACTCAATTATGCCCAGCAGCTGCAGATGAGTGATATTGTCAGCCGTGATGAAATGGCAGTATATCTTGTTCATGCTGCGGACGCTCTGGAGAAGCTGGATGATAAGCTGGCGCCCTTCCAGGGCAAAGAAAGCCAGGTCAAAATAACCTGGACCGGACGTGATAGAGATGCCGACAATAACAGTTGATGGTGAAGAACTTGATGGGTTCCCGGACAAGATATATCAAACAATTAAAAAGAGCCGGGAAAAAGCCACAATGGAAGCGGTGGGCAACCTATCAGAAGAGGCTCCATATGATCACGGCAAACTTCGTGGGTCTTTTAATGCTAAAAGAATAAATGACTTACAGAGCCAGGTAATATCCTCAGCAAATTATGCAATAGTGGTCAGCGAAGGCAGTGACCCCTATGAAATATACCCTGATGCGGCTGAAGTGCTGGTTTTTGAGTGGCCGGAAGGACCGGCTGACATCAAGACTGAAGGGGATCTTGTTTTTCTGAAAAAAGTTGAACATCCTGGTATTGAAGGCGATGGTTATATTAATCGGGCAGCCGAACAGGTTAAAGAACGGGCCGATACTTTTGTTCAGCAGGCCCTCAAGGAAGTTGGGTTAATATGACTTTACTCAAAAAGAGCTTATATGATATGCGTGAAGATATTGAAGGAGCCATTGAGGGGAAATTGGAAGCCTTCAAGGCTGATGAAGAACGCTCAGAAGTTAACAGTATTATATATTTTGATGATATTAGAATCAAAAATATATCCACACCGGCTATCTGGTGGCTACCGGACACTTATACGCCCACTATGGTTGGGGGCAACACCGAGCAGCATAATATGCCGTATACTTTTATTAGCATGATCAAAGAGAGCGAACCGCAGGTCGGAAAGGTTAAGGCACGCAGATTAGTAAGTGATGTTTATGACTGGTTTATGTCAGACAGGACACTTGATGGCCAGGTGCATATGATAATGCCGGGTTCTGTTGACCCCGCCTTTGCCGGTGCAGAAAGTCAGAGGTTATACTGGAGCAGTATTCAGTTGGAATACAGAGTCCGCAGAATAATAGGATAAAGGAGGTGCAGTAATGGCGCTGCAGAGATATTTTAGATTAGCACTTGAAGAAGAGTTTGGACAATTACCAGAAATACCGGAATGGCAAAATTATGATATATCTAATTCAGATATTAACCCGCCTGATGAACAGTACAGCACTTTTGATTCCGCAGCTCACAGAGGCAATATATATGCCGCTCCTGCCGATTATCTCGCCACCGGCAACTTTACGATCCCGGCTGATACTATAGGCACCGGTTATATATTGTATGGTGCTTTAGGCCAGGTTAACACTATGGAAGAGGGAAATCAGTATTCACACGGATTTACACCCTTCAGGGCTTTGCCCACTTTCCAAGTAAAAATTGGGAAAGATACCTTTGAGCATATATTTGAAGGTGTCGCCCTGGACAGTCTAACTATTGAATTTAGCGATAATTTTTTGGTGCTGTCTGCTGATGTACAGGGTGGTAAAGACAGCAAAGATGAGCTGGCTGAGCTTGCCGTATCTGATCTACCGGAGAGAGTGTATGCCGATGTGCAGGGAACATTTAGCCGGGGTGGGGATGATATTACCGCCAAAATCGGTGAACTGACCCTGGATATTAATAATAATCTATCCGAGGATATAATCCCGGCCGCCCAAAGGTATCCCACGATGGCTCACCCGGAAGGGCTGGATATTTCTATTGATTTGGACATACTTTTTGAAGATGAAGCTGAACTGCAGGAGTTTTGGGGCACTACGAATGGGCCCAATGAAGAAGTGGAGGATACTGACCTAGAATTTGCCTTTGAGATGCCCGGGACCGATGAGGAACTCATAATAGAAATACCTGCTGCAGTAATACAGAGCCACTCATCTGATATAACAAATAGTCAAATTATAGAAGAGTCTATAACCTATGATGCCCTTGTTGACAGGGCTGAAGGTTATCCAATACTAGTAGAACTCCTGAATGATAAAGAATGGTATGACATAGAATATGTGGAGGTATCACTGACCAGCCTGACCGGTGATGGTGAGGTTGAAGTTACTTATCTGGGTGATACTGAAGTGTTTAACACAGAAGGAGACCGGGTTACAGTACAGCGTGGAGCGGAAGTTACCTTTACGGCAGTACCTGATACCGGTTGGGAACTTGAGGACTGGCTCGAGGATGCTTCTGGTGAAACAGAAGTAACCTTCACAGCTGAAATAACTGAAGATTACGATGTCGGCGTTCTCTTCTCAACAGAAGCATAAATTAAGGAGTGATTAAATGACTCTAAAAAAGTCAGATATTTTACAGGGTCAGAAATGTAAGAAGGTTCCAGTGGAAGCACTGGATGGGGAAGTATGGATCAGGAGGTTAACAGACCCCGAAGTGGCGGATATACAGGCAGTTATGGCCTCTGACCAGAGTAAGATGACAATTAAAGGGGATAAAGTGATAGAAGAAGAAACAGAAATTGATGCCAGAACTGCTATGAAAAACTCAAGAAAAAGCAGGCACGCTGCTATTGCCTATTCTTTAACCAATGAGAAAAGTGGGGAAGAGTGGGAACCAGAAGAAGTAGCAGAAGGATTGAGCCCTGACGCAATTGATGAGCTGGCTCACAAAATAGCTGAATTTAGTGGGTTTCTCGGCATGAGATCCTTTCGTGGCTGGAAAAGAGAAGATACCGAATGATATTGAGGAGAATATAAAAGAATCAGCTCAAAGCCCTTTTGGGTTTGAAACAATAGTTTTGCATGAATTGGGTTATAAGCTGTGGGAGCAGGCCCGCCTAACAAAATTACAGAGAAGGTTTTTGCTTTGGGCCAAGATCCACTATGAAAATAAAATTAACCCTTCTGGCAAAGAGAGCAAGGGCAGTAATAAAAAACAGCAGATTAAAGAAGTAAAGGACCAGCTGGGGAGGAGGTATAGTCATGGCAGCTGAACAGGTTGCAATAGAAATAGGAGCGGTTGATGAGGCTACCCGCATTTTTGAGCAGGTCCAGCAGAGCAGTCAGAACAGTGCACAAGAAATGCGCCAGAATTTTCAAGAAGTTGAGCAGGCCAACGAAGACTATCAGGACTCCCTGTCGGCAAGTGAAACCGCCCAGGAGACCCTGGCAGATTCAGGGGAGCAGGCTTTATCAAGTACAGCTGACTCCTGGAGTGAGGCAGCGGGTGCTACTGATGAGTATGAAGATGCAATGAATGAGGTTGTTGACGCTAAACAGGCTATGGCAGATGAAAGTGCCGGGATAATGGGCATGATAAAAGACAACTGGATGATGGTTGCTGCTGGGGCTGGTATGGCCGTAGAAGGCATGACCCGTAAACTACAGGAAGGAGAATTTACGGTCCGCAGGGTCGCCAATGCAACTGATCATACTGCCGAATCTATTAGGAATATGGCCCGGGAAATGGCAGACGCCACTATGTCTTTTGATGAAGCAGCCCAATTAATGGAAATTGCCCGCCAGCGAGGTCTGGAATCAGAAAAACAGTTGCGTGCTTTCACTCAGCAGTGGGATACTGTGGGCGATGCTACAGGCGAAAATGCTATAGCCCTTGCCGAAGCGTCAACTGTCCTGCAGGCAATGGGACATGACGCTGCAGACACTGAAAAAGCCTATGCAGCACTGGGCTATGTATCTCGTGAAACCACTATGGCAGTATCCGAATTTATGCGGTCCACTGAAAGAGTTGCTCCACAACTTAGAGATATGGGTATTGGGCTCAATGAAACTGCAGCTTTGATGGGGATGCTTGAAGATGAGGGCCTATCAGGCAGATATGCGATGAGAGAACTGAGAAGGGCTATTAATGAAGCTGATGGCAGTATGGAAGAAATGTTGTCTATAATGGATTTAAGTCAGGAAGAATTTGCCGAATATACACAGCAGGTTGAAGACAGTAATACAGTAATCGAAGAGAATGCTGAGGCTTACAAAGAAACCCGAACCACGCTCCAAGAACTACGGGCCACTTTTGAAGGTGTGGCCGGCCAGGCTTATGGGTTCTTCCAGGTATTGTCTAACATTGCAGTCCCGCTGGCTTTAGTCGGCCCGAAAATAGCCTCACTTGTCGGAGGCACGACAGCCTTAACGGCAGCTAAAACAGCGTTGCTCGGGGTTTTAGGGGCAGTTGCGTCACCGGTTCTAGCTATTGCTGCCGCTGTAACTGCTCTAGTCGCAGTTCTTGTGTATTTCCGTGATGAAATAAGAGCTGTGGGTGGTGCTCTGACAGGTATTTTTGTTAGTGCTTTCCAGAGTGTACTGGGTTTTTTAGGTGGGATACCCAAACAGTTCTATGAAATGGGGGCAAACCTGATTAACAGCCTTGTTGGGGGCTTTATGTCACGGGTTAGAAATGCAATTAACCGGGTCAGAAATGCTGTGGGCAATATTGTCTCAGCAGCTAAAAATGTCATTGGGATGTCCTCACCCGCTCAGGCTTTCATTGATATAGGGGAAGGCATGGGGGAAGGGTTGACTAAAGGAATTGAGGATATGCAGCCCCAGCTGGTTGCAGCAGGCCGTATGGCCGGCCAAACCCCCGCAGAAGCTGCTGAACAGCATGTTGGGGTCAATATGCGGGAGGGTGAAAGAGGAGGACAGACTGGCCAGGGAGTACAGATTAATCAAGACATTAATATTGAGTCACCAGAACCGCTTGATGAACGAGATATACGGAAAGAAAATGAAAAGTTTTTAAAAAGAGCCAATCTGGAATATAAAATGCGTAGATAGGGGGTGAAGATTTATGCCGACTCTTAGTGGTAGTTTTACTTTTGAAGGCGCAAAATGGGTTCTTGAAAAGATTATGGCCGGGAAGACCTTTTATCTAGGCCTGCACAAATTAGATATAACACAAGACCCTGAAGGCCAGGGGCTGGATGATGAGAGCACTATGGAAGATGTACTGGAAGAGTATGACCATATTAATGAAGGCGGTGGGGTTGGTCGAAGAGCGATTGAACTGGCGGCAGAAGCTGAAGCAGCCCCTGAGCCTGAAGATGGTTATGAAGGTATTAAACCTGCTATTATTGATAATATTGCTCCTGTTTATTTTGGGCCCTGGACTGAGGGACTGATCACAGGTGAGGAACCGGAACCTGAAATTATAGCAGTTTTTTTGACTGATAATGAAGTGATGGGGGAAGGAATGTTAATTGCCTATCAAAACTTTATGTTGGGGCGACAGCCTGATGACGGGCAGACCCTGAGGCTCTCTGAAGAAGGAGTAGAAATTGAGGCACAGTAAGGAGGGGCTGGAATGATTACATGGCAGAACAGCAAAAAAGAAACAACTGAATTAATTATGCCGGACTTTATACTTCGTGAATATGACGGTTTTTCTGAAATGCCAGTTAAACTAATGAAACAAAAAGCCCCTTATCAGGACGGTGTTACAGTTGTTGATGTGGCGCTGGAAGAACGGCAAATGTCGTTAAATATCCTGGCCGCCGGCAGGACTAAAAAAGACAAACAGCAGAAAAGGCGGGAATTAGTACAGGCTTTTTCTCCACACTTAGGGGAGGGGGAGCTTATCTGGGAGCAGGAAGAGGACACTTATAAAATAGCCTGTTACCCCGATGACACTCCCACAATGCCGTCCAATACCGGTGGTGTTGCTCACCAGGAGGTAATAGTTAATCTGGAGGCACCTGACCCCACCTGGTATTCAGAACCGCAAAATGAAGAGATACTGGATACTTCAGAGACAGAACGAATTAATCTCTATAACAGCGGTGATGTGGAAACCCCACTTTATATTGAGTTTCAGGGTCCGGTGGAGCGCCCCAGAATTATTAACAGATCCACCGGTAAGAGGATAATATATAAAGATGCCCTTGGAGAAAACGAAGAGCTGCAGATATATACCCGATATAATGAAAAAAGAGTAACCCTTATAGAGGAAGACGGCCAACGATATAATGCTTTTATCAATCTGGAAGTGGGCAGTGAACTATTTTATCTGCGGCCGGGCAATAATCAGGTTGACTTTAGGAGTTATACCGGGGAGCCAGAAATTATTTTCCGGCATTATAGCCGGTATGCCGGGGTATAATAGGAATAAACATAGGAAGGAGCTCACAAATGAAAGAACAGGCGCTGAAAATGGGTTTTGAGTTTAGGTTTGTCCAGAAAGATAACAAGGGCAATATCAAGAATGATAGTGGTTGGCTCGAAAACCACTTAACAGATGATGGGTTTGAAGAGATATATGAAATATTTTTCAGGGGAGATGCCGGGCCAGATGGTGGTTTTGAAATAGGCTTAAACCAGCAGAGCTTGACTCAATCTTCAAGCTTTGCAGACCTGGTTGAAGTTACCGGCGATGGCTACAGCAGGGAAGCAGTAACTAGAGATGACACCGCCAGCGGTTTTCCTTCTTTGGGCCTTAATGCTGATAATGATATGGAGATAGAGTCCACCACAGTAACCTTTGAAAATACCGGGACGGCTAACTGGGATGCCGCTGTAGATGCGTTTTTGAACTCTGCTGACAGCACTGATGGGGAAATCTTAATCGCTTATAGGCCTCTGAGTGCTGACAGGACGCTGCAGCCCGGGGAAACAATTGATGTGGCTATCAGAATAACAGGTAAACAGCCTGCTTGATGAATACAGTAGAGGAAAAGTGTTATTGGTTAAGCCTGGGGGTATAATATGGCAACTTACAATGAAGTTCTGCAAATAGAAAATATCAGCCATATAACAGTTACCGACAATTATCATATGATTGATATTATACAGATCAACCAGATTAATGAGGTGTATATTACAGCTTACCCGTATGTAGATGTATTGAGTATATCTAACGTAAATGCTGTAGAAATTGATGATAGTCTTGTTGGTCATGTAGAGCCGCTTGGTTTATATATTCTTGACAGTGATTTTGATGTTATAACTTTGCTGGAAGGCTATAAATATTTTTCCTGGACTCACAAATATAGAGAACCGGATACTTTTGAGCTTAAAATTAACCGATATAATCCGGCCGCCTCCTATCTGGTGCCCGGCCGGGTGCTTTTGTACCAGCACGGGGCCAAAATTAAAGGAGGAGAAATCCTGCAGCGTGAGATAGAACTGACTGAAGAGGGTAAGATCAGTGAGAACTGGGAGATATACGGCAAGTCATATGCTGATTACTTCAGAGCCCGGGTTGCCACCCGGGAAGTGCGGGTGGACAACGGGTATGATGATAAAACTGCTCCAGCTGAAACTTTAATGAAATATTATATTAAACGAAATGTGACAGAACCGGAAGTGGAAGACAGAATAGTGGAGGACCTGGCCCTGGAGGAAGATCAGGAGCGGGAAGGTGAAGTTGAGGGCAATATACACTTTAGAGCCCGTTTCCAGCACATCAGCGAAATACTACAAGAAATATGCCTGGTGTCAGGATTAGGATATGAAGTTCTTTTTGATAGAGATAATAAAGAATTCAAGTTTTTTATCAAAGAACCAGCTGCCGAACCCACTGTAGTGTTTTCCCCAGAATACGATAATGTCAGCATAGCTGAATTTAAAGAGGGTTGGCTTGATTTTGAAAGTGTACAGTTTGTGGCCGGCCAGGGGGAAGGTGCTGCCCGTTTAATAGCTATTGTTACCCGGGATGACTTAGAAGAGATAGAAGAGTAAGGTGGTGATTTATAAATGTCGATAGAATACGGAGAGGCGCCGAAATATGATGAGTTCCTAGAAACTCTTAAAGAGCAGGCAGAATATGATGTGGTGCAATTTGAAGTCCACGAGGAGTTATATGTGGATACAGA